AAATGAATCTACATTTGAGTTGTAAATCTCTAATGTAACGCTTCCTGCATCAGTACTTCCAATATCGTTACTGACAGTACACGTATATGTGCCTGCATATCTTGGCTGCACTCTTGTGAGAATAATTTCATTACCTCTAACGTTCCTTTGTGCACCAGTAAGTACATCAGAGTCTAATCCACTAATAGATTCACCATCAAACGTCCAGGAGTATACTAATTCTGCATCACTAGGCTTGTATTCTAGTATTCCATTTTCTACATTAAGGACATCTGGTTGAACTGCTTCTGCTCGCAGCACTATAGAAGTGGCTTGATGTATGCGTACTGTTCCATCATCAAACTGATACATAAAATCACCAGAAGCGTCGGCTGCTGCAAAGGGTTTAATTGGTGGAGTTGAGGCTTCAGCTACTGCTTTAACCACTACTGGTGGTTTGTTTATGATTACTGGAATTAGATCGTAAACTGTTGCGTTCTCGTCTAGTGTTGTATTAGGATCTGGAGCTGAAATAGATGAGGTCTGTCTTGTCTGTGTCTGTTGAACAGGAATTAATACAACGGAATTTGGAGTGTGTTCAGCCTCTGTCATAGGAAGTCCTTGCTCCATTATATGATAAGGACCTATGTATGGTGTTCCGTCTAGTTTAGTGAACTGTCCAGAAGCTGCATACAGTGTATATCTTTCACCGTATTCCATTTATTAACTTATTGGTTACGTTCAATTTTAAAGACAAAATTGTCGTCGTATATATCATAACTTACACCATCATTTTGAGGTACTTTAAATAAAAGACGATAGTATTGCTCTGGTTGAAAGCTACTTAAATTTAAGCGAACATAACTACCGTTGCTGTCTGAGCTGACCTTTGTGTAGCTACTAAAGTTGATAATTGCATCGTCTGATTTTGCAAGATAAACAGCATACTGAGATCCAGTTGGTAGTTTGTATATATTCAAGTATGCTGAAGAGGTTGCAAAGGTCATAGTTGGATAGCGGTACCTTGGACTTATGTTTAATCTTGGTCTACTATCTTCTTTATACGCTGCTTTTAAATTAGCAGCAAGAAGGTTGTACTCTTGATTTGTGTCAATAGTGCTTACACTTCCTGCATTGATACTATCATCGTACTTAGCTTCGATTACGGGACTGTATATTGTGTTTGTGTCTTTGCTATAGAATTTTAAAGAAGAGTATGTTGTACTCAGATTTGACTCATTAGCAGCTGTTCTCTTTATTATAAGACCGTTTAGCGTAATTGATCCGCTTTGCACCTGACGAACAATAGGTGTGATGTCCATATCAATATCTGCTGTTGTATAGCTAAAAGATTGTGAGGCTACGCTTGCTGTATACCACACTCCTCCTCCTGGCTTTACTTGCCACGATCCAGTAGTTCCGCTAGTGAATGAGCTTGTAGTCCATGCTGTGGAAGGTGTGTTTTTTCCTTGTCTGTAATACCAACTGACACCTTCTGTTGTTGCTGGTGTTGTGTTGGATCTACCTAACCCCATATCCCAAGAGTTGGCTAGTGGACGAGCTTCTACTGTATAGTCTAATGGTATTTGTTGCGGTTCTGTAGCATACAGTTTCAAACCATAGTTAAAGTTATTGGGATTGTAACCTAAGGCAACAATGCTAGCTGAGATAGCTGTGTAATCAAAATTCAATGCGATGCGAGAAACGTAGCTTGCTGTTGCAGCGGCTCCTGCCGATCCAGTAGCAGCTAATACTTGCAGCTCTAGTATCTGATCAATGCCTGTGTTTCGCTCAGGTGCTGATTCATATAGAGTGGCGTCTTTTGTTGGATAAAATCTTAGTACCATCTTAGTATGTTGCTATACGTCCTTTTATATCATTATCTGGAAACTTAACTTCAAAAATCATAGGATCCATACTTGGATATATAATTCCGTTGCGTGTTGCTTGTTTTATGCCGTAGAAGATATTGCTGTATCCTAGAGATGAATCGTTTAAGTTTGAAATATCAATCTTAGTTACCGTTTGAACTCCTGGTTGAGTTAGTAGCATGTTGTATATGTCTGAGAGCATTATTGGTTGATTGATCTGCCATCTATCAATGTTGAAATAATCTTTCATGGCATTCACGCATGTCAGCAACACTTCGTTAGCATTGCGATCTCTCAGTGGTATAATATCGAAGTTAACTTGAATGTTAACTGTGTATGCATCTCGAATGTTAATGCTATCTGTGAGCATACGATAGTGTGATATGTATGTTTTGAGATTTTCTTTAACAGCACGGTTTACAGTTGTAATTTGTCTGTCTTCGTTGTATCCTAAAATATACATATTCATTGCTAACGGATTAGCAACTATGTCTCCGCTATCTCCAGTAAGTAAATTATTCTGCTCATCTGGTGTAATAAACACCTTAGTTACGCTACCAAACTCAGGTGGCATAGCTAACGCTCTAATAATGTAATCCTCTCTTGTTACAGCTCTGTTTTGTGATGACAGTTGCTTGAGAGCGTTTTGTCTAATCTCATCTAAGGTTTCTTCAGCACGTCCTCCAGTAGCAGCTTGTGGATTGTTTACTGCCAAAGAGTTTAAAATTGTCGTGTTGAGTACTGGCGTGTTTGTTGGAAAATTAACAATGCTTGTATCAACTCCAGTGATTGTTGTAATTACATTGCTAGCTACATTTGATGTAACACCACCACCTCTCAAATAGGTTACTGTAAGCGTTGTGTTTGATGGAGCAACACCATATGCCTTTGTTATCCCTGGTGCGTTTGGATCTATAGAAGGATCCATATCGATCTTTCCTGTTGGAAGATTAACGCCAATGTTATCAGGAGTTGGTAACAACTCTTCATCCTCCGAAGTACTTATTCCAGCACCAAATTGAACTTCAATTCCGTCATCCAATATGCGTGTAACAAATCTTCTTGGAACTTTTTTTAGTTTTAGTAAATAAGGAATCTCATCACTGTAGACTGCTGCATCTGGATCGTTAAAAGCGGTATTGGTTACTTGCTCAAAGATAGTGTCTTGAGCTAAGTAAGGCACTTCATACCACGTGTTTCCGTCTGAATCTACAATAGTGTCAATTCCAATAAAATCAGCTGGAGTAGTGTCGAAGGGTATTTTGAATTTAAAGAACTTTGTTGGTGCACCAACGTCAACGGTTGTAGTGTATGGAGCTGCTGATACCGCGTTTACTTGCTTTTTAGCTAAGTAGTACTCTGGACTACCGTTTGCGTCAATTGTGTACACTGAGTATTCAACCGGATCGTCTGCAGTATCAATTGCAAAATCTACAATGTCTTGAACGTAAAAGTTTACTGGAACGATCTCAGCTGCGGTTGGTATGTTGGTAGTTACAGTTGACCTAACCTGCATACCAGGATTAATTCGCAAAGTATATCGTGTGTCTGGTACAGCATTTACGCCACTTCCTGTGGCAGGCATGAGTTGATATACGTCCAAAGTCACGTTAGATGGTACACTAATCTTTGGCTTGTATCCCATTGCAGCTGCAATAGCTAACACGTTCTTTTTTTCTGTTGCTTGTAATAATAAAGACTCTTTTAGTTGGGAGTCAATATAGTAGTTGAGTGTATCTCCGACATACGCCACAAGCTCCAAGAACATCATTCCTGGTGATGCTTCATTGAAGTCGTTGTATGTATTTGGATAGTAGGTTTTAACAAAGTCTATTAGACCTTGTTTGATACTATCAAAATCTCTACCTAAATACTTTATATCTTTCGATGGCGGTGTATACATACTAATCTATTATTGAGTTGTATCTAGTTCAAGTTGAATGGATCGTGTATCGAATTTGTTTCCAACTAGACTGATACTCATGTTTATGTTAATTCTGTTTGGAGAAAATTCAGGAGCATCAACCACTAGCTCATTAATAAATATGTACGGAAGCCATATTTGAAAGTTTTCTTGAATAGTATCTTGGATCACTTCAACGAGATCCTCTGTTGCATTTTCGAATAATACTCTGCGCAAATTGCAACCAAAGTTTGGCAGCATTGGACGTTCACCATGATTAGTTAGTAGTAAGTTTTTGGCATTTGCTACCATCTGATCAATAGTAAGATAGTTTAATTGAAATAGAGATCCTTGCTTTGAACTCGTAGGCAAGTCAATTCCAATAGCTACATTAAGCTCTGAATCTAGTACCGGTTTTTTTATCTCTATTGCCATCTATTATTTTTTTAAAGGTCCTCCAATCACCCATGCATCGCATGTTCGAGCACCAGCACACTTAAACCAAAAGAACTCACAAAAACCTAGGTTTGCTTCTTTTGCTATTACATCACCCTCTTCTCCAATTGCCTTTGTTATCTTACTAATAACGTCTGGTTTTTGATTAAATGCTCCACAATTTGAACAACGAGATTGCTTTGCTGCTTCTACTGTAGTGTCCCACATCTTAGCTTTATCTTCCCAAAACTGAGCAGATCCCCTCTCATCAGCAGGATTGATTGGGCCATAGCGATACTCCTTGATGGTTACATTGCGGTTTAATGTATTAAGGTCTAAATCCTCGATAGCATCGTGAGGTTTGACGCTCTTATTGCCAATCTCTTTTTCCTTTTTTAAAGCTGCAGGAGTGTTTGGTCCATCAAAATCCGATAGATTACCCTCTAGTATAATATCACGCAATACTTGCTTTAACTTCATTATTTCATTCCGCTTTTTTCGTAAGAGCTATTCAATACTCCTGAGTAGTCTTTTATAAAAGCTGCTGTCGGATCATTGGAGAACTGTGCAGACATACCCATATCATAGTCAGTATCTTCTTGCATGTGACCAAAATTCATTGCATCGCTTGCGTCAAAATGGCCCATACTAGACCAGTCGTTACCTGCTGCTTCTTGTATTGGTGCCGACTTTCCGCTTCTCAAATCGTTTGCAGTTTCACGAAGAATATCTCCAAGTGGCCCATTCATTGTAATTCCAAAATCCTTCGATGGTTTTTGTTTAGGAAGAGGCATTGGCGCATTGGCTGTTGTTCTGTTGGTAATTGCCTGTCCTTTCATCTTTTTTTGTTCTAATAGAACTGGAGTAAGTGCTGATTTCAACTCTTCACGAATGACTGAGCGTACCTCTTCCTTAATTAGTTTTCTTAAAATTTGTGCAAAATCTGATGCTTTCATAAATGTAGTTTAATATAAATATGTGGGTTTATGCGTATCCTTTAAAAGTTTGAAGAGGGATTCCGAGTGATGGATTTGGTATGTAAATGCCTTGCATACCTTTAAGCTGTTTTTCAAAGTTACTTGCAATCTCTCGAACAACACTCTCGCCACCATCTGTTAATCCGTTACTCTTCAGTCGTGGGAATTGTCCAATGCTTATTACTTGAAAGGTTGTTCCTACTGTGTTCTGCCAAGTTACGCCTGTCCAGAATGCTCTAGCACTCAAGCCTAGTACTGCTGTCTGAACTATGGCATCTGCATTCGCAAGCTTTGTTCTTATTTTATCCAACTTATCACTATGCTCTTGAGCTGCTTTCTGAATTTTTTCCTTTATTTCGAGTTTGGTTTTCTTTAACCACTCTTTCACTTGCTTACGTATACGTTGTTCAAAATCATTTATTGCATACAGTAATCGATCAATCAAAGCAGCCAAGAATGATCCTTGGCGTTTGTTAATAAGTCTATCTAACTTTATCATCTCATCGTAAAAGTTGAATCCCTTTATGTTGAGCTTCCGTAATCTTGCCTTTGCTGCTTCTGCTTGCTGCTTTGCTCTCTTTCTTATTTCTGCGTCAGTTTTTCTAATTACATTTTGTTCATTAGTTTCCTTCTCCTCCTCAATAGTCTCTGTAGGCTCTATTCGGCCTACAATCTTTTTAATTGCTGCTGAGGTTCCAAATAAATACTTTTGTTCTACACTAATAAACAACTGCGTGAAGTCTACTGACTTTAAGACCGAGGTTAATACTTTGCCTTTTAATTCAGTTCGGATTTTTTTTAGTTTTTTTAAAATGGAATCAAATTTAGGCTCTCCTTCAAACATACTAACAATGATTGAGATTATTTGATTACTAGCTAGATCGGCTACTACTCCAACTGTACCATCAGGTTGCTTCCCTATCTTATTGTTAGCTGTTTGGATTGCTGCTTGCTTTATATCTTCAATAAATCCCAATCCAAATTGTGAGACTGAATTTGTTGTAGTATTTACAATAGCTTTAGCTTTACCCTTTGAGTCTTCAATATCCTTATATACTGTAATAATTAGATCAACGTAGGTTTCAATAATGCGTAAACTATTTACGTTATCCTCAAATGCTCTCTTTTCAGCCTCCTCCTTAACGTATTGTGGACTCGCCGTCTCTAACCCCACTGTATTATAGTTAAATTTTCCTAGACCAATTTGCTTGATCCATTTTTCATTTTCAGATGCTCTAAGTTTTCCAGCAGCTATATTATTAAGAAGCGGGCCTGCTGCTTGTCCAACTAAGGCGATAGCCTCTCCTTTCTTACGATAATTCAGCACCTTCTGCTTATATTGCTTAATGGTTTCTTTTTTTTCTTTTGCCGCTTCAGCTCTTGTTTTGATATCTGCACTGGCAGTAGGAATAGGTAGGGATGCGATCACAGCCTCTTCAATCTGCTTCTTAATTCGTAAAGCATTGTCTACTTGCTTCTTGATGTATTTTTTTATCTTCTTGACAATCTTTACCACCCAACCGTAAATAAACTGTACAAACTCTGCTATCTCTTTTAAGATTGAAATAATAGTAAACTTTGGTCTTGGCTCTAGTTCACGTAGCTCTCTATCTCTCACCCTTTCTAATCGAGCTCGATATCGTTCGTTACGAGATTGCGAATCCATATCAACTGGCTCTATGAATATCTTTTCATCGTCTAATCGTTTAATGTCGTCAATAATCCTTTTTAAACGCGGACGGAAAGATAAAACAACCTCTGCATACTGATCATACTTTTTATCCGTTTGCTCTACAAATACCCTAAAGTCTTGAAAAGATACTTTTGTTTGAGTTGCTATTAACACAAATGGCTCGGCAACAGAAGTCAACCCCTGCTCTTTAAAATACCTTCTAATATACTTTTCTTCTGAGGTTGTAGCAAATTTCTTTAGTTGGTAGCCTGGATCTACCGGTGTTACTATGCTTCCTACAACTCTACCTTCATTGGCAGCAATCGATGCACTAGCTTGTGTGATTGCTTGGTCAAGCTGTCCTCCTTCACCAAACGTATTTTGGAGACTGCCGGTAGCCTGGTTAAACTTGGCGGTTATGAGCGGTACCTCGGTGTTGATTATTGTATCTTGTAACGCGTAGGCAGCACTAATTAGAGCAGAGCTCTCAGCAATAACCTTGCTTACTATTTTTTGTTTTCTTCGTAGAATCTTGACATTCTCTTCGTTGTTTTTTCGAAACGTTTTCACATCCTCTTTCTTTTGTTCAAACAAATCAATAAGAGGTGACTTTTTTGGAATCTTAGGAGGTTGTAGTGCCTGCTTTTGTAAGCGTCTTTCGGCATTAGCTGCCTGCTTTTCTGCAATGCGTTCTTTTATGTCTTTTATTTTATTCTTAACAATCGTTTCTAGGTTTTTCTTCTCTTCAATTATTTTACGCTCCAATTCAATGAGTGCAGGTCGCAGCACTTCTTCCATTTGTTTAATTTCTAGATAAGTCACTCTTGCTTGATCGATTCTCGACTGCACTTCAGCTTTATCACTAGTAAGTCTAGCTAAGAAGGGGCCAAATGCTGTTGGTTCTGCAAACGCAGAAGCCGCTTCTTGAATACGTTTTAATGTTGTAGCTATTCTAGCTGTAACCAGGGCCTTTTGTTGTTCCCTAGTACTGTTTGATATTCTTGTTAACCTTCTATTGTAATTAGCTATCGCTTGTACTGCTTGGGTAATGTTCTGTGGATTGTTAAATTTTAAGTTTGTAATTGTATCAATGATTGCCAACTCTTCTGCAAATAGGTTTGGAGCCGTCTCGTTTGCTGCTTGCTGAACCCTATCAGCAAAGTCTGGTGAAGTAATTTCTGCTCTAACCGCTTCTAGTAATTTTTTATAATCCGCAATAATGTCTTGTGCTAGTAATTTTAGGTTTTGAGCTTTAGTTGGAATTTCTGCCAACTGACCGCTTATTTTTTTTGCTTGATCTACAAAAACTTGTATACGCTTTAGGTTAAAGCTTTGTTTACGTATAACAGCTTCGAGTGTGTCTATAGCTGACTCGGCATCCTGCTCTCCCTGTATCAATTCTCGGTTAACGTAATACCTTGCTATGTTTCGATACATCTTAGAGGAGCTGTTTAAGCTTGCAGGTCTAATATAGTTGTCTACCCCAGTACTTATAACTCCAGGTGCTCCTTGTAATGCCGGTGCTGGTAGTGAAGGTGGAATACCTTGTGGCATGCCTTGGAGTATTGTACGTTCGTAGTATTCTGCTATTTTTGCTGAAAAAGTATCTGCATCCGGAATGTTGCCATTTTGGATATCTAGCAGTAATGGTTGTACAAAGTTTAATTCAAAATTAATTGGCATGTTGTTTATTTATATAAAGCAAATAATTGGGTAATAAGCAAGCTGCCTATGCTATGCTCAAATAAATATATTTTTTTAGCATCGATTTTGTTTGCTAGCCAAGAATCCATTTGATCAGTTGTACTTGCTAGTGATCCTGCAGGATCCTTAGCTGAACCTCTTGCGGTAAAGCTGCCTCTATGAATACCATCCTTACTTTCTTGGATTAGCGCTTTCCACACAACCTGCCTTGTAGATGCCTTCTCATTCATCTGCACTGTCATTCCCACTATATCAGCCGGTTTATTGAACTTTTGTTTAAACTCTTTTAGTCCTGCTTCTATTTGAATGTCCATTGTTCTTCCCTTATGAGCTCTAATATCAGACGTAAACGAGTGCAGGTTGTCACCATCTCCAGCACCTAATTTAGGATCTGGTGTATTTGAGTATGGATTACCGTTTGGCCAGTAACCTCCATGACCACCTTCTACTAATATGTATTGATCCGATGTTGGTGCTACACTACTAGGAACTGGAGTAAATCCTGCAGGCGTAGTTGTTGACCCTGGTACACCAGTACCAGTTCCCGTTAGAGTTCCAACAAGCTCTTTTGGTGGCTCAAACTTTTTAACTTTCTTTTGTTGAGCTTTCAGCGTTTCTAGTTGTGCTTTGTCAATTTGTTCATGACTTATGCCGTCTACAAATGCATAGTTGCTCAATATCTCTGGTATGCGGTTTGCTAATAAACCAAACTCTGCTTGTGTACTTGGTTGAAATTTAACTGGACTAATACCTGACACTAGCTCTGCGCTTTTTAATACAAATAGGATATCTTCCAAAAGGTTTGCAAGCTTATAACCTAGAACGAGTGGATCATATTCTTGATCAGGAGTTGGGTGTCCTTTGGTTGTTCCTAGGTTTGGTTGCTTTTCTTTTACTGCATTACCTTTGTTTGGTATGCCAAGAAATACACTTTCATGTCCATACAAAGTTATGCTCTGTCCTGCATCGATATTGACTCTGCTTGGTGATGCTAATGCAACTCCTTTTCGGCCAAATAACATACCAAAATCTTTCTTTGCATTAATGATTACACGATCTGCTGCTATCATAATACTAGCGTCACTAGCATTTGGTATGTGAGAGTTTTCTCCGTTTGTATTAACACCAATTAGCTGATCGAGA